ACATGATTTGGTGGGGTTATCGGGTTGAATCGGTTAATGGTAACCGTGCCGTGATTCAAAGCATGACGGCACTAGAGCCTATTCGTGAGACGGTTCCGCTAGACTGCCTGAGCAAGGTTGAGAAGAAAGCCGAGACGAAAGCCGAACCAACCAAAGTAGCCAAAGAGATTCCTGATCCTTACTCGGTTGGGGCGCGGGTGACTTATCTGCATAACCAATACACGATCGAGTCAGTTGAGTTTGAAGCAAGCGGTGAACCTGTTTACAATCTTAAGTCGACGAGACGTGACGTTCTTGTGTGGAACGGCGATCGAGTGTGGCATTCGATGATCGATGTTTGCTGAGGGAGATCGGCTAAAATGAAACCGTGCCAAAAGATTTAACGCCCAAACAAAAACGGTTCTGCGAAGAATATATTAAGGATTGCAACGCGACGCAAGCCTATATCCGGGCTGGGTATCGAGCAAGCCCGGATATAGCTCGACGAGAGGGCTACAAGCTACTGACAAAGCCCGACCTTCAAGCCTATATTCAGCAGTTGCAAAAAGCACGATCGAGCCGTGTTGAGATTGACGCGGATCGGGTGTTGAAGGAATATGCTCGGATTGCGTTCTCTAACGTCACAGATGTTTTGAGCTTTGACGGCGGCGGCGTGACAATTAAAGACTCCAAGGATTTGAGTCAGGATGTGACGGCAGCGTTGGACTCTATTGAATGCGTCACGATCGACTCTGAAGCCAGCAGCCGTACAGCCGTCAAAGTGAAGATGCACTCAAAGATCGTCGCCTTGGGAGCGATCGCTAAACTCATCGGCATGGACAAAGAAGCCATGATCAAAGGGGTGATTGCGATGGGGTACGATGTCTCAGATCCACGCACTGGAGAGAAGGTTGAGATCGGGAATGGCGATGGAGATGAGGATTGATTATGTATCAAATCTCTCCCAGCATTGCGTCAAGAATCAAGTCGACGGGCGAGGTGAAAGCCAAGCAATACAAGCAAAAACCCTGCACACTGTTTGATGACTACAAAGCTCAACCAGGGGGTCAGACTCGCGTGTGGGACGAGTTTGTCCCTTTTGGCGATAAAGAGCGGTCGATCGACTTAAACCCTGGCTATCGGGGTTTGTACATCAGAGGGGGTCGTGGGGGTGGGAAGTCTCACATCGGGGCGGTGATGGCGTGTACCAGAGCCTACTTTGATCCAAAGTCTAGGGGTTTAATTTCTGCCAACGAATACGGACAACTCGAAAGCTCGACTCTCGTGGTGTTAGCAGAAGTTGCTGAACAGTTCAACATTCCGCTCTATCCCAGGGGCGAAACAGTGGAAGAGACTGCAAGAATGATTGCCGCGCGTCGGCTCTGCCAGATCTTTGATGCACAAGTTCAAGTGATTTCTGCCTCTAAATTTGGCGGGGCAACCGAGAAAGTAAAGCAAGGCGGAAGAGGAATCTCTTGCCGTTGGGCATGGCTGGATGAGTGGGCTATGGCTGATCCTGTGGCAATGAACGTATTGAACGCAGCGTTAGGTCGCGGTCGCGGGTCACTAGATGGCTTCTTTTGGATAACTAGCACGATCGCCCTTAACAATCCCTATAACTGGTGCTGGGAGCAGTTTGACAACATTGAGCGATCGGATGAGAAGAAAGCACTCTACAAATCAACCGTTCTTTTGTCCAGTGACAACAAAGCGCTGCCTACAGATTTCGTTAAGACCCTGATGGCGACTTACACGGATCAGATGATTTCTATTGAATTGATGGGGGATTATTGTGTCACAACCGAGGGCGTTGTCTTCAGCTACTTCGATCGTGCCCAACACGTCAAACCACAAGTTCGAGACAAGCTTTATCCGCTCCATCTGTCATTCGACTTCAACCGTCACCCCGCAACAGCAACCGTTAGCCAAAATATTGGTGACAAGATTCACATTCTCAAAGAGTTCTACCTGCTCAACTCCGACACGTTCAAGCTCGCGATCGAGGTGAGAGAGTGGGTGGCAGCGATCGCGCCTTTTTATTTTTCGATCCATGGTGACGCAACAGGGGCGAACAGGTCAGCTAACTCAACTCAGTCAAATTGGGACATCGTCAACAATGAGTTTCACGGCATGAATTTTGCCAGACGCTACGGCAAAACTAATCCCCCCGTGATTGATACGATCAACTCTGTGAACTGCTTACTCAAACAAAACCGCATTGAGGTAGACAGTAGCTGCAAAGAATTGATCAAAGACTTTGAGCAGGTCAAGTTCGACAAGATTGGGGGGTTAGATAAAAAATCTGACCTGATGCGCTGTCAGGTGATCGACTCTGTTAGGTATTTATGCCATGACCTCTATCCTTATGAGTCCATGAGAAGCTACGGCGCGATCGTGGGCAGCGGCTTCCAGATGCCTAAGTTTGATGGCGGTGGCGACGAACTCAAAACCTATAACCGAGATGTGGCATTAGGTCGACGGCGGATGTAGGATCGTGCTTAGTTCAATGATGCAGTTAGCCCCGAGTTAAATCGGGGTTTTTTATTTCTTTTGGTAGCCACCCACACTCGATCGCTCCTCATCCCGATAAGTTAATATTCATTCAAGTAATCAAATTATCCCGATGCCCATCAAAACCAAACCTAAAGCTCATACCTTGCACTTGCCTCCGCTTTTTGTTCAGTGCAAGTTAGGAACGCCCTCGGTAGATCAAGCTGCCAACACCGTCACGTTCTCCGCGCTAGACGGTAGTTGGATCGAGCGCTATGACTGGTGGGCGGGTGAGAGGTATCTACTTCAATGGGACTTGTCAGGAGCCGACCTGTCTAGAGTCACCAATGGCGTGGCGATGTTTACGGATGGGCATTGCGACGATCGACGCATTGGCAAAATAACAACCGCCTCTATTCAGAAAGACGCGCTGATACTCACTGCACGCGTGGGATCTTCTGAATGGGGACAGCGCTATCTGCAAGAAATCTCTGACGATGTAGAACCGGGTAAAAGCATTGAGGCAATCATCACCGAACTTGAAACGGTTGAGGAGGCGACTTACGATGGCAAGGGCTACGATGCTGAACTACTGACACCCGCTAAAGTGATCGCCCGTAAATGGCAACTTTTGGCAGTGTCTACTGTTTCTATTCCAGCGATCGGCTCTGTTGGATTTGATGGCGACCCAGATGATGATCCAGATGATGATCCAGATGACGATCCAGATGATGAGGCTATGTCTATAGCTAGGTCTGCAACTAGGTCTGCTAGATCTGCGGCAAAGTCTGCTATGTCTGTGGTAAGGATGAACCGAGATCCCGGCTTTCGACCTCTCCAAACATCAAGACAGCCCGTAGAATTAAATAAATCAAAGAGTAATCCTATGCCTCCAGAATTAAATCAGGAATCGACTCAAGACACTCAAAGACTTAGCCAACTAGAAGCAAGCGTTGCCACTCTGACGGCTGGACTTGAAACCGAGAAGTTGGCACGTCAGAGAGCAGAAGGCGATCGTGACAAACTCGCTCATCAACTTGCTCTGACTTCTAGTTGGACAACCCTGCGACAAAAAGCGGAAGGGCTGATGCTGAAAAAAAAACTCTCTAAATATGAGTTCGACGAACTATTCAGTGGCGACGCTGCCAGTGTTGACGTGTTGCTCTCGGCATCTAAACCAGACATTGAGATCGAGTTATTGACTCGATCGCTGACTCGTGCTGATTCTCGATCGGCGGCTGGACTTTCAACCAATCTCAAGAGCGCTGGTGAACCATTACCCGCTGACTCCCCAAGCGATGAAGCGCTTGCCCAAGCCAGATCAGACGCTTACTTTGCATCTCAAACGGGAACGCGTCGGTAATCTTTCTTAATTTATTCCGCTCGATCGCTCTTGCTCAATCACTCAAAATAAATCATGCCTACTAATATTTACAAAAGAAACGCCCCTTTTACTTCGCCTTATCCGACCGTCTTAGCAACCGACTTTGGAATGCGCAGCCCTCGGATGATTTCGCTAGACATGACGACGATCGCTCCGAATGGTGACGGCGCTCTGCTTATCTTGCCTGGTTCGGTGATTGTCCGTCAGGCAAACGGGCTAGGTCGGGTGCTAAACGGAACTAGAACCGCCCTAGCGGCATTATCAGGCGCGACTACCATCACAGTTCGCAACGCCTCTCTCTTCACCCCTGGGCAGATTATTGCTGGCATCGGCACGATCGCCGCTGGCGGCGTAAACCTACTCACCAACGTGCTCACTCTCACCGTGGCACTCGCAGCAAACCTAGCAGCAAACTCTTTGGTGTTTGTCACGGCAGGAAACCCGACGACTCCTTATGTGATGAGTACCAACACAGAGGGCGTGTGGGGCATGGTGATCAGCTTGGTTGATGTTGGCGCGTTTCCGAACGACCTCGGGCTTTATACCTCCTGCAGCGTCTATGCAAATCGTCTCCCTTACTGGGATGGCAATCTACAGGCTGCATTCCCTGAGATTACACTTGTTTAAGCTGACCTGACCGTACAGCTTTTAGTTTTTACCTGACTGTCTCCGCTACTCTCTACTAATAAAGACATGCCCTCTATTACTGACTTTCTAAACCAACAAACTCGAACCATTAACAGGATCGTAGATGAGACGTTTTGGCGACTCACTGAGAGCCAGGACGGGTTGAACGGGTTGATTCCCACCACAAGTTACTTGACCCGCGAATTGTTCTTGCTTAAGCAACAGCATTCCAAACCCACGATCGCCAACGTCTACGCCGAAGAGCAAGAGATCTTTAACTCTCGCACCCGCTTGACCCTCAATACTGAACTGATCAGCAACTGCAAAATCGGTAAGCAGTACACCTGGAAGGGGATGGACTTTGTTGAAATGGATCGCCTCCAAAACGTGACGTTTAACTCCTACGATGGAGCGGATGCGGTTCGGCTTGCGATCGAGAATTACTTTTTCGGCAGAGCAGCGGACCTGGTTCCGGCGATCGACAGCCGGGCGCTGCTAATGGCGATCAACGTGTTGATAACCGGATCGGGGACGTTCACCGATCCACTGACCAATGCTCAATACTCTCTCACCTACGCCAACACTTCACCCGCGCTAATGTTGCCAGCGTTAGCGGGAACCGCTCGTTGGACTCAGCCGACGACCGCTACCGCTTTGATCGACTTAGAGAATCATGGGCAAGCATACTACAACCGATTTGGGTACTTCCCAAAAACCCTTGTGATGCGCTACCAAATGCTGCGCGACATTGCTAACCAAGATGCAACCCGTACGGCGATCGCTCAGTTGAGAGGATTCCCGATCGCAACCGGAGCCGCCGCCCCTGCTTATTACTATGTTGAAGATGCGATCGTCACTGACTTGATCACCACTCGGCTGCGCGGTGCAAGTATTATTCTTTTTGACGCAGGCTTCAGCGAGGAGGACGCGCTAGGCAACATCGTTGACAAATACTACATCCCGGCTAACACCTACTTCTTCTTGGAGCCTGACCTATGTGAGCGGGCGTATGTCCCCACGGTTGAGAAAGATTTCGCCCCTGGTGTGTTCACCCTGGCTGAAATGGTTTCTAGGTTGCCACGGGTTGAACGAGTCGCAGCAGTCGCCAACGTGATCCCATTCATCACGGATGCCCGCAAGATTGCATCTCGTCAGGTGTCTGACTTGGCATCTAATTTGATGCTTGTGCCCTAATCTATGAGGTTATTTTGTACGCAACTATTAGTCAGTATCTTGAGTCGATTTCTGGCGGTGAAGCCGTAGAGTCAAGCAACATTGATGATCCAAATGCTCTCACGATCGATGCGGATCACCTCGATCGCGCGCTTGCCTCTGCATCCAACCGGATAAATTCAGCACTATCTCTGAAATACGCTATTCCCGTCTTTCCCTCGCCGCCTGACCTCGTTCGGATCTGTGTGCGTTTAGCTAGATTTGAGCTAGAGATCTACGAAGTTCGAGACGTGGTTCTGAAGCAATACGAAGCGGCGATCGTGGATCTGAACGGTTACCGATTGGGCTTGGCTCAACTGATTGGGTCTGACAACAAACCCGTTCCGCTGAAGCCAGCGGAGCCGTTGCAAACCAATAATGCCCACACTGGCGTAGGACAACGAAGGACGGGCAACGAGTGGAACATCTACCCCACCTATGCGCCCGTCTACCCTGCTAGGGGAATGGACTATCAGAAAGTGGTACAGAACCCTTAAGCGAACCCGTGAATTAGCCCGTGAAGAATCCTTACCCAGTGGAGTTTACTCAATTAGAAACGATCGCCATTCTGCTGTATCTCACAACCAACGGCGTTCCGCTTAACCTGACGGGTGCCACGATCGCTGCCGAAGTGCATGACATCGAACTCAACTTGATCGCCCCGCTAACCGTGCAAATCACCAGCGCGCTGGCAGGGACAGTGCTGATCTCTCCTCCTGTTGGCGGCATGGTTGAAGCAGGGCGGTTTGTCTGGGATGCGGCGATCGTCATCTCTGGAGTCAGGCGCTATCTGCCTATGTCTACTTGTATTGTTCACCCGTCGCTGACTCGGTTATGATGGAGACGCGAACCCTTCTGTGGGGTGTGTGATGCCTGAAGCGCCAACTTTTGCAGGTGCGACGCTTAGGCTGAATAAGGAATGAACAGGTTAGAGCGCTGGGGGTTGCTGCCCAATGCTTAATAGAGCGGCTCTAAACCCCGTCTAACCTAAATCTTTTTTAAGCGATCGACCACAAAAAAGCGCCCCTCAAGAAAAGAGCGCTTTGTGTTAAAAGTAGGATCTGCTATCGAGTTCCACCGCCGCCGCGTGTTC